GACGCGCTGGCTCTTGGTGTGGTCCACGCCAGAGGCGGTGGTCACGGCGTCGGCGTCAGCGTCGGCCTCCTCGGAGTCAGCGTCCTCGGCCTCGTCAGCGTCGGCCTCGTCAGCGTCAGCCTCGTCGGCGTCCTCGGCGTCCTCGTCGTCCTCGTCGGCGTCGGCGTCCTCGGACGACTCCACGCCGTCGTTGACACCGAAGGACTCGCGGGCGGCGGAGAAGCGGTCGGCGGCGTCCTTGACGGCGGCAGCGCGGGTGGCCTGCTCGCCCTCGATGGCCTTGACGGAGGCGACCAGCGCCTCCGCCGTGTCGACCTCCGCGATGGAGGGCTCCTTGATGGCGAACAGGGTCGTGGCCTCGTCCCGCTGCTCGGTGAGCGCGGCGGTGAGCGCGTCGTTGTCCATGTCAGCGAAGGCGCTGGTGCGCTCCTCGTCCGTCATGGCGGAGAAGTTGATCTTCATGGCCGGTGTCCCTTCTAGACCTTGGCTCTGGACTGGGTTGACAAGTTCAGGGTGTTGCAGAGGTCGAGGGCACCTAGGCTCCTACGCGGCTGACCGTAGCACACGTTTCTGGAAACGCGCTAGGGATCGGCACGGATTGCTAGATGATCCGCTCGATCCGCATACGGCTGCCGAGCAGGACCGAGGTCTGCACGGCGGTGGCGGTGTTCTGCGCCCACTGGAACGTCACGTCGCCGGGAGTGGCCCCGATGGTGACGCTCGCCCGGAGGTGGACCTCGGTGGTGGCGGACGGAGAGACGCCGACACCCTTGACCCCTCCGAACGCCGAGCCGGGGGGCCACGGCGCAACGTCGATGCTGCCGGACGTGCCTGTCAGCGCGAGGTCGGGGACCAGCCCGAAGCCGCCCCACGTACCACCAGCGGGACCGTTGAGCGTGCATTTGAAGTCCGCCGCTGACGACGATCCCGTCACCGTCAGGAACAGCGTGAGGTTGAGTTCGTACACCGCGTTGGCGAGGCCGGGGAACGTGAGGTGCAGGTCGTTCACGAGGACCGACGAGTTCGTGAGGTTCTGGGTGGCGCTCTTGCGCCGCCACTGCACTGAGCCCACGCCATCGACCGGCGGGGTCTTGTACCAGACCGGCAGCCAGTTCGTGCCGTCGCTGACCATGATCTGGTCGGTGTCGATTTCATAGATCAGCAAGCCCTCGCGGTGCGTGGGCCGGGCCGACGAGAGCGCCTGCGGGAGCGACGAGGCGGCAACCGCTGCCGCGACGAACGCCGTGGTGGCGATGCTGGTGTCAGCGTCAGCCACCGCCGGGGTGGGTGCCTGCGGGTTCCCGGTGAACACGGGGGACGCCAGCGACGCCTTGCCTGCGAGGTCTGCTGCCAGCGCGTCGTTGATCGCGTCCTGAGCCGAGGTGATCGGCTTGTCCATGTCAGCGGTGTTGTCGACCTGATCCAGCCCCACGTCCGCCTTGGTGGCGACGACGGCGGACACCTCGTAGGCCAGATCGTTCCACGCGGTCACGCCGTCGCCCGTCTTGGACTTGCGCGTGTTCCTCTCGTGGCCCCGCTCACCATCCTGCAGGACAGGGTTCTCTGCGGCCCAGTTGGCGGCGGAGTCGGTCCGCGAGCGAATGTGCGTCATACCGCTTGTCCTCCATAGATGATCCACGGGCTGGTGTCCGCTGCGTCTCCACCGTCGATCACGTCGGCGGAGGTAACACTAGCGCTTCCCCCGTAGATTACGTCCTCGGTCTCTTGGATTCCGGCAACCTCGGCGGGTGGCAGACCAGTGGTCAGTGCAGTCCGGAACAGGGTGTTTCTGGAAACCACCTCGACCAGCCGCTCGTGCGGGCCTTCCAGATCATAGGGGCCGACGCCCCAGCGCGGCACCTTCCGGGCCTGAGCCCGGCGCAGGTTGAATGACACGAGGCCGTTCTTGAACTCGAATCCGGAGATGTAGCCGCCCTTCAAGTACGGGAACACCGTGTAGCCGTACTCACGCACACCGTCGATGCACGCGGTCCCGGCCAACTTCGACCAGACCTCCATGCCGAACGACGCAGCCGGGCGACGGGTCTCGGAGTCGAAGCCGACCACCGGGTTCTCGCCGTCCTCGGGGAGCACCCCGCCGAACGGGCTCGACCCGAACGGGGCCTCACCGAAGCCGAGCAGGTCGCCACGTTGGGTGATGAGCGGCACTCCGGCGACGAGGCTGAGGACACCGGGGTCGACGCGCAGAAAGTCGATGTCGATGGAGTAGTTGATGACCTGATCCGGGCGGACGAAGTGCAGCCGGTTGTCGTTGTCGTTCTCCTCGCTGCCCAGCAACTCGTTGGACCCGGCCTCGGTGGACTCGTTGACCGTCACCTTGGCGACCGACTTCGAGACGGCGAAGTTGATTGGGTGCGGGATGCTCCCTCGCCGGTCCAGCCCGGTGACGCGCAGCGCAGAGCCGCGCACCATGGCGTAGCACCTAGTGGTCACGTCACGCCTCCTGCGGCGTGTACGTCCCGCCCTTCCGGAGCACCTTCGCCTTGGCCTGAATCTCGGTGTCGTACACGATGGTGACTGCCTCACCCTCGGCGTTCAGCCCGGTCCAGACGTACTTGGCGCTCTTGCGCTTGGTGCAGGAGCACGCCATCAGGACCACTCCGCCCGCAAGGCGTCCATGCGGACCTCCGCGTCGACCATCGCAAGGGCAGCCATCCGCTCCGCCGGGGTGGGCTCGCAGCCGTCGGTGGTGTTGCCGAACGTGGACGCGACCAGAGTCTCCACCTCACCCGCGTCGTCACGCACCACAGCGAAGCCGGGCACGTTGACGGCCTGCAGGGCTCGCAGGTCCCCGTACTTCCACTCACCGCTCACCTGACCGGCTGCCTCGATCAGAACGATGTCCTCCTCGGGCACTGTGGGCAGCACCACGCCGGAGAACCAGACGCCCCGGTCATCGACGCCCAGCCGGACCGAGGCCCACGCGTGCGCGATGTTGTCGAAGTGCTGCTGCTCGGCGGTCTCGGTGAGGATGCGCTGTGCGCCTCGGTGGTCGACCTTGTAGGTGATGACGCCCGTGTTCAGGTAGCCGCCCTGTGTCTTGGTCCGACCGAGGTGGAAGTAGGGGAACTCGCCGTCCTCGGGCTCCGGCACCTCGACGCAGCGACCGTCGATCCCGATGTGGCAGATGCCCCACTCCCCGGCGTAGCCGTAGGTGCGCCGGATGCCCTGCTCGTCGGGCTCCTCGATGACCGTCGCGCCCGTGTCGGGGTGACGGTCGAAGTAGGTGGCGGGCGGGGTGACCCGACCTCCGCCCGCCGACGAGACGAGCACGGCCTCCCAGCCAGCGCCCGACTCGTCCGACTCGATGGACTCGTCAGCGGCGATGGCCGTCTCGTAGTCGCCGTACAGGTCGAGGCTGGTGTCCTCGTTGGAGGCATGGGTCGCAGCGCGGCGTCGGTTCTCCGGGGTGTTGGGCGCGTTGCCCGGCTTGCCGAGTTCGCCGGGCCAGTAGCCGAGCGCGTCGTGGTGCCACTGCGCGATGATCTGGTTGAGGTACTTCATGTCCTCCGGGGAGTTGGCCGCGATCTTCTCACCGATCAACTTCTTGGCGCGGGTGAAGTCGCCAGCCGTGCCCCATCCGATCTTCGCGTAGCCGGGCTGGCCCTTCTTGGTCCAGTAGTCGTGGATGCGCTTGGTCTCCTTGGGGTTGGTCACCCAGCCCGGACCACGGTCGAAGGACACGAGGTCGCCGGAGGCGCGCAGCACGGCGAACTCCTCGGACTCCTCGGCAGGCATGTCCGGGTGGGGGCCGAAGGCGACGTACGCCTCGGAGAACGCAGGGATCGCCACGGCGGTCAGGCCAGCGGCGCGAACGGCCTCGAACCACATCACTCCGGTGGCGTTGGCCTTCTCCATGTCGAGCGCGCCCTTGTCACCGTCGACAGAGACGCCGAACCGCCCGTAGAACGCCAGCCACTCCGCGAACTCGCCCGCCTCGGGGGTGGGCATGAGCGCACCCTCCCAGTGGATCATCCCGTCCTTGCGCATGAGCCGGTCGACCGAGCCCACGGCGACACTGCCGTCGTGCTGCTGGATCGCGTACTTCTGCCACGAGAAGGGCAGCCGGTAGGGGCGGGCCGTCATCGAACCGGCGTTGAAACCGCGCTGGTCGCCCGTCTCAACGTCCTCGGGCGCGAGAATCCCGTGAACGGGGATCGGTCCCGTCAGCAGGTCCGTCATCGTGAGCGCGGGCTCCTCGATGGGGTCGTTCTCGGGTGCGATGTCGGCAGATGCCGCCATGGTGTCCTCCTCGTTTCCAGAAACGCCCCAGACCTTCTCCCAAGGAGTCCCCTCTTGGAGTTCAGGACGAAGATCGTAGTTCTCGATGTCGTCTCGTCCGGCCCATGCTACGGCCTGCACCTCGTCAGTGGGTGTCCAGCCGTCCAGAGGGAACTCGACTGCTGTAGTGACCACGAACGCCTGATACACGCCGTCCTGAGACCGCCAGCCGTCCACAACCGTCGAATCCTCGGGGATTCCCCACCCGGTCTCCTCGATCAGTTCCCGAACGGCCCCTGTGTAGGGCTCCTCGCCCTCATTGAGCCCCCCTCCGGGGATTTCCCACCTCTCCTGCACGTCAGGGGCGTCTGTCTCGTCCATCGCCCGCTGAGCAAGCAGGATTCGCCCCGTGTCGAGAGCCACGATGACTATTCCGGCGTGGGTGACCCCCTCGTAGCCGTCTGAGGCGAAGGTTCGCGCCCTCATCACGTTCAGAAGCGCCTTCACGAGCCCTTCACCGCCTGTCGCAGGGCCGCGCGGGTGTACGGCTGGCCGTTGAGGTACAGATCGGTGCAGAGTTGCGCCAGTTGGCGCTCCGTCTCGGCCCTCTGGGCGGCTGAGAGGTCCCCGAACACCGTGTCGGCCAGCGAGAAGTCGAATCCGGGGGCTGTTTCGACCGGGTTGACGACGTGGGCCATGTGCGCGGGGGTGGTTCGGTCCTTCTCACGGCCTCGCTTGCCGTTGTTGAGCAGGATGTTGCCTGCCTTCTCCAATGCACGGAGCACCAGCACCTCGGAAGCGGCCTCTCGGGCACCGAACGGGGCGTCGTGGTGCTCGTGGTCGCCCTGTGGGGGGCCTTGGACGGGGTAGTCCTCGGTGCTCGGGGGCAGCGCGACCCCCGGCTGGCCGTCTGCGGGGCCGTTTCCAGAAACCACGTCGGGGAAGTGCTGCCCGAGCAGGCGCATGGCCTCGACCATCATCTCCGGGGACGGCGAGCCCGAGACCATCTTCATCAGGAGATAGCGCTTGAACTCGTTGTCGTCCATCATGTCGCTCTCGGGGTCGAACCCGACCTCGCGCAGGGTCACCGCACCGGCCAGCAGGCCACGGGCGTTCAGTTCGAGGGCTTCCTTGGAGCGATCCTGCTTCATCCGGACACTGGTCGGGTCGTAGCCGATCACCTTGTCCGTGCCCTCGACCGCCGGGCGCAGGAAGGAGACCGTCAGTTGGTGCGCGAAGTCACCCAGCGCGGGGTCAATGTGACCCGCGATGGTCTTTTCCTCCAACGCCCACTCGCCCCAGTGGTTGACGTTGCCGCCCCCGGTGCCGGAGCCGGACACCGCGATGCCGGAGGAGCCGAGAATCTGCTCTGGCGTCAGGTCCATGCCGAGCGCGAACCGGCGGATGGCGTCCGAGCGGAGGATCATCGCCTTGTCGTCAATCTCGGACCAGAACTGGATCAACTTCTTCTGGTCGATTGACCCGAGCGCATCGGGGGAAGCCATCACGATGCTCGGGAACGACACCTCATCGTCGTCCAACTCCTGCATTCCGGACGCCGCGAGGCTGAGCATGAACTGCTCGGCCTCGTTCATCGCGGCGATGGCCTCGGCCCCACCCTCCACGGAGTCCGGGGGAGGCGGCGGGAAGGTGATGTTCTCGGGCAGGAACCAGACGCCCGCCGACATGAGCCGTGAGCGGACCTGAGCGAAGATGTGCTTGGTCAGCCACTCGATTTCACGCAGCGTGGTCTGCAGGGAGCGGAACGGGCTCCACGCCTCGCGCCGGTCGGCGGGGTCCGGGTTCCACAGCCGGATCACCGGGTCTCCCTTGGCGAGGTCCTTGTAGTTGCCGTTGTCCATCCTGACGGACCAGACCTCTTGCTCGCCTGAGCCGGTCTTGCGGAGTTCGGTGACGGCGACGATTTCCCACAGCGGGGAGAGCGGGTCCTCCTCGTAACCGGGGTCGGTGTCCACCTTGTCGCGTGCGATCAGGTAGCACTCACCCGCGATGGTGCGGTGGGTCAGGTAGTCGACCAGCAACTTGCGTCGCTCCCGCACCGTGGGCGCGAGTTCTGCGAGGGCATCGACCTCCTCACCGGCAGAGACCCACACGGCCTTGCGGTTGAGGGTCTGGGGCTCGGAGATGCCGATTTCGGCGCGGCCCCCGAGCGCAGCGAACAGGGTGACCGCCT